CCTGTAACATAACCTGTGAATTGAATCTGTGTTGAGCCCGCATTGCCTGTTGGGCCAATTGTACCTGATGTGTTAGCAGGAACGCCTGCCTGCTTTTTTAATGGTCTTCCCATTTGTTTTCTCCTTTAAAAGAAGTCCAATGCGAGTTCTAGTCGCTACGCTGTGGGAACAGCATAAATCAGTTTCCTAATTATTGCACTGTAATTTTATTTAGTATTTTTTGAGCTTTGTTTGCATTGCTTTTTATACCTGGATGGCACAGATCTCTTGCATAATCTATTTCTGCAAACTTGTTATCAGTATGGATAAATTTAATCAAATTGTCATCACAAAGTTTCTGTATTCCTAGTAGATTCTTTTGTTTCTTTAAGAAAGCATTGGCATCATTGTACAACCAATAAGGATAAAATTCGTTAAGAGGGCTATGCAATGATCCTATATCTTGAACATTATAATTACCAAATTGGTATTTTCCTTCAATTTCACATTTTATCTCAAATCTCGTGTCTTCTGGCTCAATGTAAACACAAATTTTAGGTTTTAGTTTCTCCAACCAGTAATACGCCAATCTAAAACAACAATCATTACTCGCTCCGCCTATTCCAAGATTATAACAATTTAAATTTAATTCAGTTGCTACTAAATTTGAAAAATGAACATTGTTGGGTAGCCCAATGCCTATAGTAAAACTACAACCTAAAAAAACTATGTTATCACACTCAACAAATTCATCACTCCTAAACCCAAATTTATTAAATTTATATGTAATACTATTTTTTGTCCAGTTGTATTCCTCTATCTTTTTTTGATTATTTTTATAATTATAGTCAAACCGTTCTTCGGTATCCATTGGCAACCAGGATACCGAAGTTGATCTTAGATCTGGGTATCCGAGATTATTGTTTGTATCTATCATGTGTTTATTTAAACATATAAAATTTTAGTCACAAAAAAGGGCTCTTACGAGCCCTAATTTGTTTTCCCATTCCGAACAGGAAATTTTTACTATTACTGGAATGAAAGGTTGTTAACAGCAATTTCACCGAGGTAGTCAGCGGCGTTACCGAACGATGAAGCTGTGTTTGTAAGCTCAACGTAACCGTAACGTGTCATAAAGCCAACTACTGGCTCAAGTGTTGCTGGGTCAAGCACAACACCACTGCTCATTAATGGAACATATGGGCAGTAGAATGCAGCCGCATCCGACTCGCTTGAACCTTTGTAACCAACTAGAACTGGCTGTAAATCGCCAGCATAGCTGTCTACATAAACCTTCATTGCACCATTTAATGTACCAACAAACTTAGTGTTTGTAGGAGCTTCAAATGTGCCTTCAGTTGTACGTGCAAAAGCACTTGTTGTTGCACTCTGGAGAACTGTTAATGAAGCAGGTGAAACAACTGCCCAGTTACCAGCGCCACGACGTGTGCGTGATGCAATTAAGTTAGCTGTTCTGTTGATAAGAACTGCCAATGCGGCATGCTCATCACCAACGTAAGTAGCTGTACCAGAAACAGTAGCCTGGTTGTATGTGAACTCAGTTGCGGCAAGACTACGTAATGAACCAAGAATTTCCTGGTCAATTTCAACTGTAATCTCTTGTGCAAGAGCTGCCATAACTTCTGCTTCAATGTCTAAGCCGTGCATTGCTTGCGCATCTTGAGCGGCTTCAAATGTCCAACGTGCTGATAGCTTTCTTGTCTTAGCTTCAACAACTTGCTTTAAGATCTGGACGTTGATTTTGTTACCTGGTGAACCTTCAAGTGTGCTTGTTGAATCTGCTTTACCAGTGCTGTTTGAACCTGAGTAAGCAACTGCAATCTTGAATGGTGATAATGCTTCGTCACCAGCTGTTGTGCTTGTAGAGTATGATGATGAATCAGTAACGCTATCAGCATAACGAACACGTAATGTGTGGATTTGTGCAACTGGACCTGTCATAGGCTGAACACCAACGATCTCATTAGCGATAACTGTTGGCATTACACGTCTGATAACTGGTAAAATTACACGATTTAATGTAGCAACGTTACCAGCGGCTGTTGAACCAGCGGTAGCGGTCTCCATAAGTGACTTGCGTGTGTTCTCAAGAACAACACCCATAGTAGATCTCTTCGATCCATTTAAGCCTTCTAACAGGGCTTCTTTTGTTTCGCCCCAACGGCTTTCTAATAATGCTTGTGTCATTTCTTTTCCTTTTCCTTTTAGGGTTATCTAAGCCCTGCTAAACGCTTGATTTCAACAACATTGCTGTCGTCTTCAACCTTAGCGTTGACTTTAGCAGATTTATCTCCAGTAACTTCAACACGGCTCTCAGTTAAAACTGCTTTCGCTTCTTTAACTGCCTTACCGTTTGCGTTTAAAACTGCTGGAAGATATTTTTCATATGCGGCCTGCAACTTTGCAGTCTGCACACTTTCGAGTAGTTCGCTCATAACAGCGGCCTTCTCTTTATTAAGTGGTTTCAACATTTCAGCAAGTTTGTCCTTGCGTTCTGCTGATTCCTTAATGATTTTGATTTCTTTTTCTTTTGACTCAGCGATCATTGCCTTCTCTTCTGCTTGTGATTTAGCTTCTGCTAGGGCTTCCTCTTTAGCGGCAATAACAGCCTGTAACTTCTTGATTTCTTTGTTCTCATTTAAGTGAGTAACAGCGAATTCTGAAGCAAAGGCTTCAAAGATTTGACGACCAAACATGTTCTCACGAGCATGTTGAATGTCTTCTTTGAGTTGAGTCATCTCTGACTCTAGTTTCTTAGCAACTGACTCTTTAACCAATTGTGAACTACGTGCAACGAATTGCTGTTGTAGTTCGGCTAATTTGTCTTTTGCTCCTGCAATTAAGCGGACTTTTGTCTCAACAACTGCCTGCTTGTCTTGCTCAAACTCTTGAATTTCTTCAGCAAGTTGCTTGATTACAAACTGTTCAAGACCAGCGATGCTGTTCTCGTATTGTTTGCGATCTGCTCTAAGTTCTTTGATTTCTTCTGCTAACTTAGTTACCATGAAATCATTAAACTTAGCACTGCTTTCAGTCATGTGTTTTTTAAACTTAACACGGTCTTCTGCTAGTGCTTGCTTTTCAGTTGCAAATTCTTCAAGTTCAGTTTGGAGACTTTCAGTTACCATTTTGTCTAGAGCTTCAACCATTACTTGTTTATCGTGTTGATAGCGTTGTGCAAATTCCTCACGAAGTTCACTACGAACCATCTCTTTAGCTTCAGAAAGTTTTGCTTCCCAAGCTTCAGTGATAGCTTCTTGTGTGTCCTCGTTTATGATGCCACTATCTATCAATGGTTTGATAGCATCTAACATCTAGTTCTCCTATTTTAACTTAAGGTCCTTGATTAAGCGTAAAACGCCTTCTTTCAGGTACTTTTGTACTCTTTGATCTTGAGTAGCTTCTTTCGCTACTTCAAATACTTTGTGACCACCACGCATATTCATTAATCCTTCGTAGATCGCAGTTGGATATGCATGTGGAGCACTTGGTTGTGCGACAATGTCAACAGTTATAATTTCAAAATTGTTAACGTGTCCCGAACTTTCATTAACTTCGCCGCTACCACGTGAACTAACACCTAACTTAACACCGCTAGTAATCATAGATTCAACTAGTTTACCCATTGGTGTTGGGAGGATTTTTAGTTTACCGTGACCGCATGGACCGTCCATCCACATGCTCTCAATCATATGTGATACACGATCTAAGTTAATTTTTAAATCATCTGGGTGATCAACTTCACCTAGGACGCTATGACCTTCTTTGATTTGCTCGTTAATTGTACTAACGGCTTGTTCAATTTCATGAACGGGATAAACACGATGGTTAGCGTTCTTCACGCCACCTTCGATGAATATCCCTTTCATATAAAGGTTCTTACCTTGACCGGTGTTGCTGTCTTCTGTGATGACCTCAATCTTGGCCCGATCAAAAGTAAGATTTTCTTTTAGGTACAAAGCCATATTAATGTCCTAATTAGTTGCCACCTTTTTCAACGCTGTCTTTGTTGACACCGCCTTCTTCACCTGCTTTGTGTGCAGATGGAGCCTTTTCCATTGATGATTTGCCGCCGGCTGTGTTTTTGTACTCTTTGCCAGGAGCAACTTTAGGTGTGCTTGCACCTTTTTCTTCACCAGTTGGATCTACTGCGGTACCACCCATGTCGTTTTTACCAGCGACTACGCTTGACTTGTTGTCTGCACCTTCTGTGTTGCTTGGTGCGCTGATTTTCTCAACATATTCACGCATCATTTCAACTGCTGACTTAGTATACTTAGGTGCTGACTTTGACTCAGCAACTTCTTCTACTTCTTCAGCAACTTCTTCTGCGTCTTCTTCAACAACTTCTTCAGCATCTTCAGACACTTCTTCTTCTGCGTCTTCAGCTACTTCTTCGTCGCCTTCGTACATTTCTAACTCTTCAGCATCGTCTGCCATGTCTGCATGCTCTGGCTCTTTCATTTCATCTGCCATTAGTGCGTCAAACTCTGCTTTAAGAGCGTCTAATTCTTGTTCCAAGTCCATGACTTTGTCTTCTAAGTCATCTTCTGACTCTTCTTCATCTTCGTCCTTGTCACCGTCCATCATTTCAGCGTCAGCGTCCATTTCTTCTTCGCCTTCTTCTGAAATACCGTCGGTTTCGTCTGCTTGGATTTCGTCTACTAGGTCTGCAACTTCGTTACCGCCGAATTCTTCTTCAACAGTCTCTTCGTCCATTAAACCTTCGTAAATGTCTCGTGATTTTTCAACAACGATCTCATGAAATAAAGCCTTAGCCTTATCTTCATCTTCGTTGATGATGTATTCTATAAGCTGTTCATATTTGTTCATAGTGACTCCTTCGTATTAATATGGCTTGTTAGTTATTTAACAAAAGTGTGTATATTACTAATTAAATAGGTATATTTGAAGTGATTTTGTAGGACTATATCGCCATTGGGGCGGCTTCTACTGGTGGTTTGTACTGATTTGCTACTCTTTCTAGCTTTCTTTCGTGCTCAACTGTACGTACATCGTTACTCATACGCAGTCTATTTAGATCACCTAAAGTTAAACGACTGCCTTTGCGCATGTCGCTAAGATGTAATGTTGAGTTGTCGTCTCCAACAAATTCATAACCTTTTTTAGGTTTATCATATAATTCAGCTAAAAACATAGTTGTATTTATATTATTAAGTCGTTTGAGCTTGTGGTGCGCCTTGTGCTGGTGCTCCTGCGGCTCCTGCTGTTGCTCCGGGTGGTGCTGTATCTGGTACTCCCATAGGTGATTGTCCTTCACCTTCTGGCCCACCTTGACCTGGTGGCGGTACTTCTGCGGCTTCTACATTTTCCAAGTCGCCTGCGATAGTACCTGGGCTAATACCCACACCACGCAATGATGGATCATCTGCTGGTGCTGTTTCAACATCACCTTGCTCTTCAGACCACATCTGCTCGTTTTCAGCCATTTCCATCTCAGTCATACCCAAGTAACGCTTCATTAGGAAACGCTTACTCATATATGGATATGCTTCTAACTGTGTAAATGTTTGTATTCTAGCGGCATCAACATCAGCTTGTCTGTACTGTGCAAAGTTCTGTGGCTCTTCAAGTACCAAATCAAATAGTTGACTATCAATATTAATACCACGCCAACGCATAAATGTCTTAAACTCTTGATCAAGTTTATCAACAATCATACTCTGTAGACGCTTACAATACTGATTAAAACGCCATTCTTGAATTAATGCTGTACCAACACGCCCATCATTATAACTATGTGTGCCATCATCTGTACCAGTTGGCAAATAACTGCTAGGAATACGTAAGCCACGGAATAGTTTGTTTGTAAAGAAACGTAAGTCTGTGATCTCACCTAGGTTTTGTCCGCCTGGCATAACGTCAACACTACTACCACGTCCTTCTGCTGTAACTGGGAAGAAGAAATCTTCTAACATTGCCAATGG